TGCCATGGACATGGCTGTTGGATTGGTTCGTCAATATAGGTGACGCCCTTCGGGCTGCCACTTACATCGGACGAGACGGCCTTGTCCTCCGCTACGGCTACACCACTGTCTTTCAGGAAATCACGGGCACCTACCAAGGTGCTCGCCTGAATGACAAGTTTAGTCTTCGCGGATCTTCTGTATATTGGCAAGTGACGAGATCGTCACAAACCCGTATACGGGCGACTCCTTTCGGCTTCGGCCTCAATCCCACTACTTTCTCCAATAAGCAGTGGGCCATCCTTGCCGCACTTGGTCTAACTAAGTGGGGCAACCGACTGTGACCATGTGGTCACTTGCGAGAGAGGCACCTTTATGTCCTACGCTGATCCTCAGTCCCTCACGATCAACGGCTCTGCCTACTCCCTTCCCCGCATTGGGGCAGGTGTTGACTCGGGCTCGTTCCTGTCAGGAGACTCCCTGGTCGGACTTTCGATCCGACACCGCCGGTTGTCCGGTGGTCGTCTTCTGCATCAGGCGCAGGCGTCGCAGCAAATCCTTGCTGCGGCCCCGCTGGATCCAACTGTGAATGTCCTGAACAAGATGACGGCGACTTTGTCAGTCAACGTCCCTGGTCCAGGTTACATCACGCCGGCAGTTCAGAAATACCTCGTGGATGCTTTCACCACGTGGCTGACTGCCAGTTCTGGGGCCAAGGTCACCCAACTCCTTGGTGGAGAGAGTTGACCTTGGTTTGATCAGCTAGGTCGTCAGGTGCCATCAGGATGTCCTCCCTCGAGAATAGAGGCGTCATGAAAAGCCTGACTGAACTCGCAACCACTCTCCTGCTTGATGCAGGGGAGTGTTGCGCCGTGAGAACCGAGAAGGACAGGGAAACTGTCCTTCGCCGTGTCAAAGCTGAGGGGGAAGGGTTCTTAACAATGACCCTTCCCGATTGGGGTAAGGGGCTCGAAAGAGCCCTCGCCCAGTCCTCAATCTCTCCCAACCTCTTTCCAGCGTCACGCTGGCGAGGCGGTCTTCCCGTTTTCACACGGGGTTTCCTGGAGAAAATCTTTGACGCGTGTTCTGGTGCCCTACTCGATGACCCTGATTTTGACTCCATTCGTTGCCTGCGCCAATTCTACTTGACGTTCGGCAAGATGGTGGCCCCCACAACTCGGAGACGGGAAGTGGCTGCCCTTCAGGGTTACATCGAGACTGATTCAGAAGTGGAGGCTGCTGATGCCCGGTGTGTCGAGTCTGGTCTTTTGGCTCCTTTGGGGAGTCAAGACCACACTTCGTTTACTCGGGTTTCCGACCTCCTCTGGTCGGGACTCTTCTCTAACGTCGAAAAGGCATTAGAGGAGAGTTTTCGACCAGCCCACGGTCCGGGCGCGACGGCTGATCGCAGACTGGGAAATGCGAAATGGCATATCTCAGAGTGGTCAGACCGCCTGGAACGGGAGTTCCCATTCGTCGAATGGGCACTTCCGAACTATCGGCTCTATGAAAGAGCTGAGTCCGTGGTCTTCTGTCCCCTCGGTCAGGAGCGACCCGTTCGGATCGTTTCTGTACCGAAGACGCAACGATCACCGCGTATCATCGCTATGGAGCCCTCGTATGTGATGTACATACAACAGGGCCTCATGGCGGCGTTTTCGCGCGCTATGACTCGTGATGGTACAGCGAGTCAAACCTGCTCTTTCGAATCCCAGATCCCTAACCAGGAGATGGCTCGGGAGGGTTCCCGCGACGGTTCACTTGCTACACTGGATCTCAGTGAGGCATCTGACCGGGTGTCGTGTCTCCACGTTTGGAACTTGCTGCGTCACCACCGAACACTGTTCGATGCTGTGATGGCAGTAAGGACTCCACGTGCAGACGTCCTTGGGCAGACCATTAGTCTGTCCAAGTATGCGTCCATGGGTTCTGCTCTTACCTTTCCTTTGGAGAGCCTGGTCTTTACGACCGTGGTTTTCCTCGGGATTGAGAGAGCAATCGGGCACCGTCTGAACAAGGGAAGCCTTCGACATTGGCTTACCCAGGTTCGTGTCTACGGAGACGATATCATCGTCCCCGCCAGATTGGCGCCATCTGTGATCG